CGTTAGTTAAATTTACTTTCTTTCCCAAGCTCAATATCTCTTGATATTAGACTGGCAAAATTAATTAATGCTTCTCTGACTACAGGATTGGCAGCTTTTGTCGCTAACTCTAAGATTCGTTTTACCTTGTTTTCCTGCCAAACTTTGTGGGCTTCTAATTCTGTGTAAAATGCCCCGCACTGTACCTGACCTTCTCCCATATTAACTTGACAACGGAAACGCTTCTTCCTATCCTTGTACTCCGCAACACCTAATGGCAGTCTTCCGCGAGGTTTAATAACACCAACCAATAGATTGTTTACGTGTGGCTCTAGTAATAAGCAAGTTTCAGGGGAATACAGTTTATTGCCTAAACTTTTAAGATCTTTATCTAGCTCTAAATGGTAATCAGATTCATAAGTATTTTCTATATACCAAGATTTGAAATTAGAGAAAATAAGCCACTCATCACAGACTGTGCAATCCAAGTAACTCGGTCGGGCACTCTTAAACCTCTCACTAAAACATCTTTGCATAACACCAGACCAAGCCCTGTAAATTTTATCAACTTTACCCTCTTCCCCTTTTGTGGAGTCTTTTATATCGTTTACCCCATACCCATAAAGTAAACCTCTACTTATATTCAATACAACACCTCAAAAGCCATGTTTACTTTCCTCTTTTCGTTAATTAAATTATTAAGCTACTGCTAATAGTCGCTGAATTGCTTTTGAATACACATCCACTGCTTGCAGGTTATCCAGATCAGCCGCAATGTGGAGCTTACTGTACAGTGTATCCATTAAGTCTGTGAAGTTATCACAACATTCACACCCATCCACATCCTCCAATTCATCTTCGTAATCATCTTCTTCAAGTGAAGCTCCCGCTGAGGTTACTTGAGTGATGATATCCTGAAGGGTCTCCCCCTTGAACGTTATAGTTTCGCCATTACTGCCAGTTGTTACAATTACTTCAAACATCTTTGTTTCTCCTACTTTGGTTTATAAAAATACTTTGTTAATTAAATATTAGTGACAACTGTAATAGTTTTCGCCCATCTTGTAACCGCCATCTAAATCAATAGCGAATGTTGGTGGTCTACTATTAGCAAACATATTAGGGAATCTTACATGATAATTGAATATCTGTTCCGCAGCCCAAGTATAGCAGCTTCCGGCTAAAGTTCCAACTTCTTTTTCATAACCTTTCTTAACTTCTAATAACTTTTCGTCATGCACGTCTAAGATCATCCTAGCTTTATCATCTAAACCCAATCTCTTAAGTTCTTTAGATAAGCGGATAGTCATAAGTTTCTGAGCTAATGCTTCAAACCCTTGCACGATAGTATTAACACTCTTATGGCTGCTGTTGTTCCACAACCAATACCCAAACGCCAATGGCAACATAAACCCACTCTTGAACTTGTACTTGTTTTCAAATACTTTCAATGTTGATATTACATTATCCAAACCCATTTGCTGAAGGAACTGCTCTTTACGAGCGTTACCCTCTGACTCTGGGATACCAATAGTCTTACCTACTTTCTTACCACTAGCGCCAAAGATTACCGCAAATGAACCACCTTTACTACCTTTACGTTTAAGGCTGATTCTATGGATTAAATCTTTCTCTTGGGTTTCTACTGCACGTAACCAATCAGATTCACTTACCATCCCAAACATACGAGTATTAACGCAGTGGGCTGATTGGCCTACATAAGTGCCATCTTCCTCTAACTCTACCCCTGTGGCCACTGAGTTGTAATACTCATAGTTATTAGCGTAGTAAGCTGCAATAGACAACTGTGCAGACTTCATATCCACTCCAACTAACGAATACCCATCTTCAGCGATAATACACTCACGTATCTCTTTACCGTATAGCGCACTATCAGAGGGGGCATTAACCCAAATACGCTGTGCCCCACGACCAGATCTTGTAGCGAAGTTATTAACACCAGCACCTACCCTACCATCAGGTCTTAAGTAGCTCATTAACCCCTTATTCTCAGGGTCTTTGGCGTTCTCTAAGAAACCCCTACGATGTTTATAAGTGTTGTATTCCGCAATCTTCTTACCAATACCTTCCGGTAATTGATCATAATCTTCTTCAGATAGCTTAGGACTACTAACCATCAACTCCCCTTTCTTTAGAATCTTAACCATTTGGTTCTGAGGGGCAGCAGTTGGTGGCCAACGTACCTCTGTAACTTTATCTACTTTAATGTAATCATCGTTGAAGTCTGTTTTTAAATTCCAATCTTCAGCATCATTCCAACCTAACGTAATCAAGAAAGCTTTGACAACATCGCCTTGGGTAAGGGTAGAAGGTTCAATACTCACCTTAGTGTAAGCCCCACAAATAATATCGGTATCTGTAGGTTCAACCCCAAAGTATAAGCAAGTGTGTTTGTTCAACACTACCTTCTCTTCTAATTGCTTTTCTATATCCCAATCTTTCGGTTTAGTATCTGGGAAACTAGCCTTAATCCAATCAGTAAGATCTTTCTTTTTGTTGAATGTAGGACTAGCCCCGTAAGATAAATTGAAACCGTAATAAGTAGTAATCTTCTCAGTGTTAGTGAAGTTCATACTTGGTTTAAAGTAAGGTTTCTCCACCACATCTTCAATCGCACCATTACGTTTACGTTGTACTATCTTATCTACAATACCATGATTCTTATACCCAAACAACTCAGCCATCTCAGACCGACTTACACGAGTACCAGTGCCTTTTACGGTAGGTGGTAGTTGTGGTTCAATCTCCGCTCGTAATATCTCTAACTTAATATCTAAATCATTAATACACTTACGCACATGACTTACATCAATCTTTATTCCACGTTGTTCTTGCAGGAAGCACTCGGAAGCGTACATAGCTTCAATCTTCAATGCCCCTGTAAAATCAATATTGTAGCTTTCCTTTAAATCATTACGTTCTTTCTCAAGTATTAAATAAGTCTGTGCTTGAATCCTACAGTCTTCTACTACACGATGTAGTTTAAAGGCATCCATTGTAGCCCAATCAGTTATCTCTGGCTTGTTAATACCGCACTTAATACCCCAAGCTTTCAAACCATGTGCTGATTTAGCACCTTTAGGGCAAGGGCGTTCAAACCACTGTAACTTAGATTGAATAAATGTATCGTGGTACGATTCAAACTTAATACCATTTTCTGACCAAATTTTATCAATTACAGGGCGGTCAAATGTGTGGCAGTTGTGAATGATTAACACACTCCCGTTATCTGTCGCTTTCTTCCAGAAATCAATACACTCTTGTAACGTACCTTTCTTCTTTTGTATAACGTAAGTTTTACCATCGTGAGGATCAACTACAGATACGTTATCGAAGCCTTCATAGTCGTGGAATAATAATACTTCATTAGTTTCTACATCAACAGAGCATAAACAGTGTATATCTTTTTGTGAATGGATAACATCGTAAAACCCTATTGCTTCAATATCACTCGCTAACTTTCGATTAACATACTGCAATTTAATACCTCTTATAAAATATCTGAAATGTCTATCTCTTGTTCATGGGCTTCATACTCTGCCAACATTTCCATAGCTGTTCCATAATCATTAGTATCTCTAAAGTAACTATCAAAGTCATACATAGTGTGTGTCTTGTTATCATAGAACCAAGAACCAGCGTTACCTGTGATACCTGTCCAACGACACTTACCCATAGTGACTTTAGTAGTGTTCTGGACAATAGGATCATCAGAATACTTATCTCGGTTTAAGAAGATATTAGCTCCCGCACTCTTAGTAATCAATGATAAGCCACTTACATCATCTTCTGTTAGTTCACGAACAATACGCTTACCTTGTTTATCCGTAGTGTTATTCCCCTTACGGACATGGCACACACAAGAGAAAGAAATACCAGTCTTAACTACTGCCTTCATCCACTTAATGAATGCTGCTTGTTCATCCATAGGTACGCCATCAAACAGATCATTAATAGGATCAATAACTATTAACTGGCAACCATGCTTCTTAATCAACTTCTCAATCTGCTTACGAGTGTGTTCTAAACTACCCTCACGATCATCAAGGATTACAAATCGTTCTTCACCAACTTCATTTTCCCGAAGATGAGTACGTGCGAGTAACACTTCAGGTTGTTGTACAAACGCTACAGCTTCTTTAGGATCTTCGATTAAGTTAATCTTAGCACCTACCTCACGACTCAACATAGCAATCATGTATTGTGCATCAGTAAGCTCTAACGAGAGAATACCTACCTTATAAGGACTATAATACACCCACTCCCGTATTGCTTCATTTACTGTAGTGCTCTTACCAACACCTCTCATTGCAATCCAGTTTACCCAATACCCTA